CAAACCGCTTGCATCAATACCATAAGCGGCAAGACTACGCTTTGCGTCATCTAATGCGTCCTTCTGTTTCTTAGCGCTCCAATTAAGCCCGGCCACTACATCCTCATATTGTTTCTGAATTCGTTGTAAGTCAGCCATCAATTTACCAAAATCGCCCGAAAATCCCTTTTGCTGCAATTTATATAACTCTTTTTCAAGAGATTCAACTTCGGGGCTTTCTGTAACCGCAGTTTGTGCTAAACGAGTATAAATTTGCGTTAACTCAGCAGTTTGTGCGGCAGTTAATTTGCCACCAGCCGGAACAGAACTGAGAATTTCTTGTACACGCGCTTGATCTGCCGCGACAGCCATTCCAAGCTCGCGTTTAAGTGCTTGCAATTGAGTTATAAGTCCAGCGATTTCTCTCTGAGCTTTTTCGCCCAAGTTAACTTTAATTGCTTGATATAGGCCGCCTAAAATCGTATCAAACTGCAAGTTCGACACTTGTTTGAACGACTCAAACAGTTCATTGAACGCATTGCTTAATTCATCAATATCAGAAGATTCAAGAGCAGGTCTTGATTCAAGTCGCCTAAGTAGCACATCAACCTTAACTTTTGCATCATCAAAGCGAGTTTTGGCAGTTTCTAATTGTGCATTAAGGTTTTTCTGTTTTTCGATATAATCGTTATAAGGTTGAAACATATCGTTGAGTTTTTGGGCTAAATCAGAAACTGCAACGCCTTGATCGCTAAAATTATCTGCTAATACTGTTTCTCTAATGTATTTTTGTTCTTCAAACAGAAGCCCTGCAATGCCGGCTGCCATTCCCGCAAGACCACCAATTACCGCCCCTATCGGGCCGCCGATCATCGCTCCACCTACAGCACCTAACCCTACTCCGCCGACGAGATTCATCAAAGCGTTACTTAAAGACGCTTCTGAGTTTCCATACATAACACCGGCAAGTTCTTTTCCGCCCTCGGCAGCGCTGTTCAAGCCATATAACAATCCACCCGCGCCGATTAAAGCGGTTGTAACTTTACCGGCTTGGGTGCGTAGATTAGGCAATGCAGAATTAAGTCCAGATACAATATTGATAATTGAAGAACTGATTTTCCATGCAGCCAAAAATCCAGCTATCCCCATCGCCGCTTTGAGTATACTTCCAAAGCGCGTGTCCATTAACTCAGACCAAGTTGAAATGTTTTCAGTCAACCCAAGCCACTCTTTCATTGCCTGGACGATTTCACTTACCTTGTTTTCGCTTAACTCGCTAAGGAAATCATAAGTAGGCAAATTGATATTGACGAGATCTTTTATATCCTCAACAGCGTCGGTCAAATCGCCGCTGTTAATCACGTTCAATTCATCAAACTTGAGCAGCGTCTTGGTTAATTTCTTTGCGTTCTTATCCAGTTCATCGAACGCATCAGCCGCTTCGTCAGCATCATTACCGATTTGTCCCACGCCCGAATAGTCAAATTCTGGTAATTCAAAGCCGACAATAACGCCAATAGTATTGGCTATATCTCGAAGCACGCGCACAAATGCAATTGCGTAGGGAAGAACCTTATTGAGCAAGGGGATAAATACATTACCAAGCGCGCGACACAACTGCACCAATTGCGCTTGTAAGATACGCATCTGATTGTTTGGCGACTCAAGTGTGCGCGCCATATCACCTTGTACAGTAGTTACCTGTGTTAAGATAGCGTAATAACGCAGATATGCTTTCTCCGCCTGCGTCATTTCAGAAACATTCTTTTCAATACCAAGAGCCAACGCGGTGGCTTGCAGTTTGGCTTGCGATAGGTCATAACCAATCCTACGGAGTGGCTCAAGCTCGCCCGCTATACCGGACTGGAGCTTCTGCATCGCTTCAAATACCGAAATATTGAAATAAGACGATATATCATAGCCGAGCTGAGTTAATTGCTTGGACATCAACGCGGCCTTATCTTCAACAACGCCAAAACCGGTCAACAGGGTCATAAAAACACCCTGATTGCGCATCCAGTCAGACGGGTCAATACCTAAAAGCTCGCCCACCGTTTCTGCATAATTTTTAGCAGCGTCAGCGGCATTGCCCATCGACACGGCGAATAAGTTAAGATTTTCTACATATGCAGAACTTTCGTTAATCCAAGCGGCAACAACATTCGCAACCCGTCTTGCGGCGGCGAAAAGAATACCCATGCGCATCGCCATCATATTAAAGCTAAATGCCGTTTTGGTATTCGATGTACTTAAACGAGCATTAGCATTAATAACTTTTTGTACGCGGGCAGGCAGAGCACTAAATCCCCGCGAAACCTTTTCCATTTCGGTAGCAAGAGGTTGTATATATTTTGTAACAAGCCGAATTTGGAGTCCAAACTTCGCAAGCTCTCGACTACTAAGTGCCTTTGTAATTTCAGGGATTTTCTTTAACTGATTAAGTACCGAGCCTAAATTGCTTTTCTCTATTTCGCTGAGAGGACTCAAAGCATCAACGAGTTGAGTTATGCCAACAGAAAAAGCATTTATGTTTGCGCTTGATATGCTGTTTATAATTTCCGGAACTTTCTTTAATTGATTGAGTGTTTCTCCCAGATTGCTTTTTTTAATATTTTCAAATGAACGTAATGCATTTGCTAATTCGGTTACCAATCCAAAATCTGCATCTTTTAAAGAGCGCACCGAATTTCCCAATGCTTCAATATGCTGAGCCGTGGTTAATGTAACTTCGGGTTTCTTCACCGAAGATATTAAACTTAAGCCAGTAGCAAGTTGATTTAATGGCGCAAAATCTATATCTTTTACAAGACGTACAGCAGTTCCAATGCTTACTATTTGTTTTGCTAACGCGGCACTAATCTGAGCTTTAGGAACTTCTGATAATTCCCTTAACCCTTTTGCCAAAGACGATATCTTATTGCCAGTGCCAACCGACAATTGGGAGGTAGCATCTTGTAAATCTTTAAGATTTTTGATTAAAGAAGCAGCGCCTTTAATATCAACCGCTTTTTTTAATTTGTTTAAAGACGCAACCAGTGCTCCGATACCTTTAGATGCATCGGAGCTACTGGCCTGTATTTCAACTTGTAATTCGTCAATCGTTGCCGCCATTATTTATGCCACCACCTTCATCGGCTGGATGGCGCTCATTGGCGCTCACAAAAAACTTTTTATTGAATTGCACAGCAAAAGCATGGAACATAGCCGCACCTCTCAAAGCCCCATTGTCAGCGGGCTTTTCCTTTTCTTGTTTTACATTCTCCCGTTTCATTGGATATGGCTTATCAAGATACGGCTGAGGTTTTGTCCCTTTCTTTGCAAAGGCATGTAATATAGGAGCTACAGCACAGAGCGCATCGTAAAAATAAGCGCCTTGCAGCCAAGCGTCGTGATTGGCCCTCTCGCGCTGCATTTCAAACGCTTCGCGATAGTACTTAGCAAGGTTGGCATCTTCAAGCCAAAATTGCTCATATGTCATGCCAATGCTTAAATAAAAGGGAAATGCTTCGTAGAATTTGTCTGTATATATGATTTTAGGGGGAGCCGCTTCTTCCTCGGTTAGAAGCTCGCTCCCCACTCCACGTTTCCCTCGTCCTCTTCGCTGTCACTAATGAGGGTAAGAAGCGGTTCGCTATACATATCTGTTAATTTTTCTATAAGCGCTGTTTTATTTGATATTTCATCGTAAAGTGCATCAATAACATCGCGTCTTACAGTAGGGTGATGCATCATAAAAGCGCCTCTAAACAGCATAGGAACCATCGTTGCAGGCTTGGTATCAATTTCAGTAATTACAAAGCCCTGACGCTCCATTACTTCAATTGCTCTGCGGTTAAACTCAAGCGTGTAAACTTTACCTGTTGATTTATCCGTAAGCGTTATGTATTTTCCCATTTATTTGTTCTCCTTTAGGATGCAACTGTGATAGGCGTAGACGGAACAATAACAATTCTCATTTCAACAACTTCATTTACGCCCGCACCCAGAACATACGCCGAAGCGGTGCCGCTCCAAGTGAATTTACCGCTTTCGCCATTAGTACCAAATTCAAGCGAGAACTCTGTAGTGGTAGTTAGCGCATTAACCGCATCATATGTTTCAGCATCATAATTCGCTGTAAATTCAAGCGCCTGCTGATCCTTTATGCCCTGAATATATGTTCTTGAACCATCAGAAAGCGTTGTGGTTTCCAAAAGTTCGGGTGCACCGCCGAGATCGGGAAAATCTTTTACATCACACAATTTTGTGCCACCCGCTTTAAGCGTTACTGGATAAGTAGAAATTGCCATATCTATTATCTCCTATAAATAATTTTATTTTTACTTATCGTTGCTCTGTATCTTGCAACCATTCTATAAATAGAAGCATTTGCGTTAGGCACTTCAACGGGAGCGTTGCCTACGCGAACAAAACCCATGCCAAACATCAAATCGTCTATAACTGACATTATTGATTTACATTCGGTTTTTTTGCCATAGCTTTTATTGCTATATACTTCGACTTGATACATCACCTGCGCGTGGTTTTCTATGCCCGAACTATCAAGCGTTCGCTGATAGGTACTATTATCCCGTTCAACTATCGTCACGGCAGGAAAAGAAGGAGGCGACGCTACATATTCGCCGGATACAAAAATGCCGGGAAAATTTGAACGAAGCTCTGTTGCCACGGCGTTAAAAATTTCGCTTTCCGCATCTATCACTTCGCAAATACCTCCCGAGCAATTTTCAATATTTCACGTTCCATTTCTTGCGTGGCATACCACATGCCCATTACAGCAGGATTTCCTCGCGTAAGAACCAAATCGCCAGACTCGTCATAAAAACCCCACATAGGGCGCTTACCATAACCCTTGCCATATTCACCAATCCCAACTATTCCTTCTGGACGAGGTTCAGGATAAGGCTCAACGGGATTATGATATACGCCTGCGCCAAATTCCAAGAAAGCAACCGCTTGTCCGCGCGCAGTTATTACCCAGCCATTTTCAATTGGACTTATTTCAACGTCAACATCGTTATCGCCATCATAAATAGCCGTAGCAAATCTTACAGATGCTTCATGCGCGCCTATTACTGCAAGTTTTTCGCATAACAATGCAGTTTTCTCTTTCACCCATTGCTCGTAGCGCTTTAGCTCTTTTATCGCTTCGCTAATGGATTTGTCTGAAAGCGTCATTGTGATTTTTTTCATGAAACATCCACGCGCTTAGCATATATCGTTACTTGGTTTAAACTGGGTCTTATGCCGACAATCACATAATTGTGTTTCGGGTTTGTAGCATCATAAATTGAATCAGGCGTTTTACCATACCATAGAATGGAGGCTTCATCCAACACAAACCCATCTTTAGGTGCCACAATGCGTAACATGTTTGTAGCAGCTATGCCAAACATTTCGACTTCGACATCAGAGTCAATATAACTAACATTCCACATTGCCTTAATGGGGGTGGAATATGCTATCCGATATTGTCCAGTGGCGTTGCCATACTCATCTTTAATTTCTTCCGTGTTCGCAATTGTCGCAAAATAAATTGGCTGTGTATTGCGATTCAGTGTCCGCATTTAGATCACCTGTACATACGCACAAACACGGCTACGAATGTAAGCTACCATGTCCTCGTATTTCCATGTCCGACTTATACCATTTTCGCTGTGCGCAATCTGACCTTCTGCTCCGCTTTGCGAAAATCCAGCAATGACCGCCATAATTTGTGTTGACTCATACTGCGCGGGCACATCAGATAAATCATCCGGTGGTTTTCCGGAATACAGCCAAGAGATAATCTCGTCTTTGGCAAAAGAGAGGTACACAGTCAGTTCCGCATCATGCGTTGTGTCTGTGATTTTAAGTAATGTTTTTACACTCTCTAACTTTTCAGCGGTTGTCATGCCGTGTACCTCCCTCTGTTAAGTTAGGAAATCGTAGTAGCAATCTTTAAGCAATCTTTACATTGCCGGTGCCGCGAATCTTGCCAGCGGCGTCAACATAGATAATCTGGAAATACTTGTTCGCA